GTTGCCCTTGACCAGTTTGAATGATCGCGGGTTCAAAGCATTCCAGTTCAATCCACTGACATCGTTCCGTCCCAGTTTCCTTGACACGCAGATCATTGATGTGTATCATGAGATAACTTGGTATGCTCCCAAACTAAAGAACGGACAGATGCTGTGTGTTCCGCTGGATGATGAACCCAATCCTGAATGCGTGTATTTTGTCAAGGACATCAGCCGCAACTGCGAAGTGGTAGACTATAGAAAGGCCTGGTAGTGGCCGAGCGCGATAATTTTTTGTGGGACTTGCTGGCTGCCATAGATCGCAGAGATCGCAACTACTATGATCAGTTATCTGCAGAAGACCGCAAAAAGTTCAGTGGCTACATGGCTCTGCGCTGGATGAGTTATGTTGATGCTGCTCCAGACATACAGTCAGGATATGTGCAACTGCTCAATCACTATGCCAACAAAAATATTTTCCTTCTCAGCCGGCATCCCAAACTGCAGTGGTATATGCTGATCGCAGCCAGTCCGGGCCTGGGACGACAGCGGCATTCCTGGCCGCGTGTGAAAAAATCCCGGGAAACCCGACGTACCAAGACCCTGCGAGAACTGTTTCCCGAAATCAAAACAGCCGACGCAGAAGTACTGGATCAACTGGTAACAGACGCAGATATCAAACAATATCATAGAGACCTTGGACACGACAAAACATAAATGCCAGCACTGCGATCGAGAGTTCAGCAGGGAATCCACACTGCTGGCGCATCTCTGTGAGCCCAAACGCAGATTCAACAGCCGTGGAGAAAAACCTGTGTTGCTGGGCCTGCAGGCCTACATGGCCATCAAACGCAGCCTGGGACAGCAGGTTGCAGACGAGTGGCAAAGTTTTGAAAACAACAGTTTGTATCGTGTGCTGGTCAAGTTTGGCAGATACTGTGTGAGCAGCCGGGTGATCGCTTTTCCACACTATGTGCGGTGGCTGCTGGCTCCGGAACAGCGCCGACTCAAAATCGACTATCATTGGAGCAGCGACAAAATCTACGAAGAATTTTTGCTTGCACACACTCGCAGGGAAGATGCCAACGATGCTGTGACCAGAGCCACGGAAACCATGCAGAGTTATTCAAGCCTGGCCAACTACAGAGATTACTTTAGATATCTCAATGCCAATCTCATCGTGCAGGATATAACAGCCGGACGTGTCACTGCCTGGACTGTGCTGAACTGTGCTTCAGGACATGAGTTTGTGTCGAGATTGGATTCAAAACAGCAGGAAATCATTTATGCCTGGATTGATCCCGACTACTGGCCGCAGCGTTTCCGTGACTACGCAGCCACACAACTAAAGATCGAACACGATTTACAGCAACAGGGCCTATGAAAATCGCCGCAGACATTGACATTGACCTGGCCAATCGCGATCAAGTGCTGGCCTTGATCGATCACACAGCAGCCAGCCAGCGCAAAAACGATCAGTTGGTGCGACACAATTCTGGTGTGTATGTCACCCACATTCCCCGAGACACCCTAAATGGCTATGCCAGCATAGATTACCAACAGGCCGAACAGCGTGGTTACTTCAAGATCGATCTGCTGAACAACACAGTGTATCAACTGATCCGGGATCAACAGCACTATGATCAGATGTTGGCCACCACTCCTCCCTGGCAGCGATTGCAGGATCAGCAGTTTGTGCAAAAGATCGTGCATATCAACAATGCCTGGGATCAACTGCAGCGTATGCCCGAACCTGTTGATTCCCTAGCACGCATGGCCATGTTTATTGCTGTGATCAGACCAGCCAAGCGATATTTACAGGGCAAGCCCTGGCGTGAAGTTGCAGAACGTATTTGGTTGGCCGAGCAGGATGGATATTATTTCAAACGCAGCCACTCAGTGGCCTACGCACACTTGGTGGCACTGCATATGAATCTAGTCAACACGCTTGACCAAGGTAATTGACTTACGCTTGATCTTTTTACGGGCTATGTCATTAAGACTGGTCACAGGTCCCAGTAAAACTTCAATGTCTTTGTTGATAAAAGTCTTGAGAAACGGACGGAATATTTCCCAGTCCTGTTTGAGGAAAATGTTGATGGGTATGCTGCGATTGCTTTCCCACCACCACACATTGGCCAGTTCTACAAAATTGCCCTTGAGATCTGCATCAGCGATACTGCCATAGTCGTACAGGGTGGTAATGATGTCATCAGAGTTTTGTACTATGCCCACGTATTCCGTGCCAGCATAGCGCAACAGCGTCAAAAACGGGTACTTTTCTTTTAACAGATTCTGGAAATCATTGGGCATAAATATATAACTATGTACTCAAGTTCAGCATATTTAGTGGACCAAAAATCCATCGTTCTTCTTGTTGACACAGAGTTAAATACAACGTACAGGTGGAGTCCAGTGTTTAGTAAGAAACTTATCATCAACAAAGGTGTAGACAACGTCCTGAGTTTTCAGTTTCTTAACCAAGAACAAAAGCCAGTGGACATCAGCTTGTTTAGTTTTACTCTGCGATTGATATCCAACGACGGTGAGAATTTGCTCTTGGCCAAGCAGATGGAAAACATCAACAGCCGCTTGGGTACCTGCAGGGCCATAATCACTGCTGCAGAATCCGTGGCTATTCCTGCACAGCCCGCTAGCTGGAGCATAGAGCGTGCCAGCAACAGCATCATAAAATCAGTGCGTATCACCGACCGTGGCCGTGGTTATACTTCGGCTCCCACGGTGTCAGTATACGGCACCGGTACCGGAGCTAGCCTAGCAGCCACTATCACTAGCGCAGTAGACCAGTGCGTGATATTGGATGCAGGAGCAGGATACACGCATACTCCCAATGTAACATTCGCTGGGGGCGGAGGTTTTAATGCCCTGGGCCTGGCACAGATCACCTACGGTGTTGAATCGGTGGAAATAACCAATGTGGGCGATGGCTATGATCCCGATGATGCCAACACTGCTGTGACGTTCAGCCCAGGTCTGGGCGCCAACGCTGCCCTGCAAGCAGCCAACACAGCCAATGCCACCATCACATTCGCAGGCAACAGCATAGTAGAGATCAACATAGTGGATGCCGGCATTTATGATGCACCACCCACTGTGACATTTAATCCAGGTGCAGCCAATATTGAAACTGCAGCCACAGCAGTGGCATATCTTGCAGGCAGGCTCACAGGCATCACAGTGGCCAATGCTGGTCGTGGCTATACCGGAGCACCGGCTATCACTGTTACCGGTGGTGGTGCCACCAGCCAAGCACAGGCCACTTGCAATCTAACCAATAGACTGGATGTGATAACCATACGCAACGGTGGACAGAACTATGTGGTGCCACCCATCATTGAACTCACCGGTGGCGGCAACATCAACACTGTGTCACAAGGCACAGCAGTGGCCACAGTGGGCGGCGATGCGCTGTATCTAGCAGGTTATGTGGATGATGCAGCCACTGCTCGTGGTTCAGTGGACATTGTTGATTCAGTGTTTCCCAGATTTACCGCCAGCGAAGACATCACCATACCTGTGACCAACACTGGTAATACCGCTGCCATTGATGGTGTGAATCGTCCCGTGGCCTGGACCAGCATCATACAAAGCAACGGTTCACCACAGAGCACTTTCCAAGTGGACTTCCGCAACTACTCAGGTGTGGTACAACTACAGGGATCCTGGGAACCTACCAACAACGAAAATGATGGCCAGCCAGTGTATTGGTATCAGATTGGCAATGTGCAGTACTACGACAACAAATATGGCAAAGAGTATTTCAATGCCGAAGGCTATCATCCTTATGTGCGCATCCGTTTCGCACTGCCACCAGTGCCCATAAATGTGGCCTACTATGCCAATGTGGCTGCCAATATCTATGGCAACTCGGTAACCCAAGTACTCTACAGAGATTGACACTCACCATTTTATCCTGTAAAATAACAGGATGCTAGATATACTTGGCCGCATCAATAGAGTAAAACGCACAGCGTCCGGCTGGCGCAGTTTCAATGCCATCTGCTGTGAGCACACCGAAGGCAAGCCCGATCGCCGGGGGCGCGGTGGCGTGATCGAACACGACACAGGCTGGACCTATCACTGTTTCAACTGCGGCTTCAAGACCACTTACACTCCGGGCAGGACCTTTAGTTACAATCTCAAACGCCTGCTGACCTGGGCCGGATACTCCGATGAAGAGATCAAACGTGAGCAGTTGGAAAGTCTCAAACTGCGGGACATACAGGACATAATCGCACAGGAACGCCGTAGCCGTCCGCTACCTGAGTTTGAAGAACAGAGCCTGCCGGAACTGGCAGTGGAAATAGATCCTGTGGATCCTGACCACGAGCCCTATAGACTCTACTGTGAATCGCGTGGCATTGACATTGATGACATATGGATCACGCCTGAAGCACAGGGCAGAGAAGCCTTCAGGATCATAGTGCCTTTTAGATATCGTGATCACATAGTGGGCCATACTTCAAGATACTTGGACGATCGCCGGCCCAAGTACATCAGCAATCAGCAACCAGGCTATGTGTTCAATCTAGATGCGGTCCAGCCCCAAGATCAAGTGGTCATTGCGTGCGAAGGCATCTTTGATGCGCTCAGCATCGGCGGTGTGGCCTTGATGCACAATGATCTCAACGAAGATCAAATAGCTATGCTTAAAAGTCTTGACAAAGACATAATTATTATTCCAGACCAAGACAGTGCTGGCTTGAAACTTGCGGAACGTGCTGCGGAGCAAGGGTTCACAGTCAGTATGCCACTTTGGGACACCAGCATCAAGGATGTGAATGATGCTGTATGCCGCCATGGCAGACTCGCCACCCTTGTTTCTATACTCCGCAGCCGAGAACGCAGTCGTTTGAAAATCGAATTGAGGAGAAGAGAAATTGAAAAACGAATCAGCAGTAATTGAATTCACCATTGATATGCAGCGTCTTTTTTTAGAGATGGCTGTGCAGGACCACGAGTGCTTTGCTCGTGTGCAGAACATTTTCAACCCTGAAAACTTTGATCGCAGACTACGCGATGCAGCCGCATTCATCAAAGAACACGCTGACAAATACAAAGTGGTGCCCGACAGGGACAGTGTGAGAGCCAAGACTTCAGTAGATCTTGAACCCAGGCCCACTGTGACCCAAGAGTGGTTCTTGGCTGAATTTGAAAAGTTCACACAGCACAGAGAACTAGAGCGTGCCATATTGAAGTCAGCAGATATGCTGGAAAAGGGCAACTTTGGTCCTGTGGAAAAGATCATCAAAGACGCCATCAATGTGTGCCTAGCACGTGAACTGGGCACAGACTATTTCCACAATGTGCGTGAACGACTCATGGCCATCAAGAGCAACAACGGCCAACTCAGCACAGGCTGGCCTGTGCTTGACAGCAAACTCTACGGTGGATTCAATCGCGGAGAACTGCAGATCTTTGCTGGAGGATCAGGGTCGGGCAAAAGTCTGTTCATGCAGAATCTAGCAGCCAACTGGGTCATGGCCGGACTCAGTGGTGTATACATCACGCTGGAACTGTCAGAAGGTCTGTGCTCCATGCGACTGGATTCCATGATGACTGACATAGCCAGCAAAGAGATCTTCCGCAACATCGATGATGTGGAATTGAAACTGGGCCTGCTGCAGAAAAAGTCTGGTAATTTCATGATCAAGTATATGCCGGCGCAGAGCACAGTGAACGACATACGGGCCTATGTAAAAAATCTTGAAATTGAACGCGGTGTCAAAATAGATTTCATGTGTGTGGATTATTTGGATTTGCTGATGCCAGTATCAGCCAAGGTATCGCCCAATGATCTGTTTGTAAAGGACAAATATGTGTCAGAAGAATTGCGTAATCTGGCCAGAGAATTAAATGTGCTGTTTGTCACAGCATCGCAGTTGAATCGTTCAGCAGTGGAAGAAATTGAATTTGATCACAGTCACATTTCTGGGGGTATTTCCAAGATCAACACTGCAGACAATGTGTTTGGTATCTTTACCAGCAGAAGCATGCGAGAAAAAGGCAGATATCAGATACAGTTAATGAAAACCCGTTCCAGTTCGGGCGTGGGTTCCAAAATTGATTTGGAATTCAACATAGAAACCCTGCGCATACGCGACTGCGGTGAGCAAGAAGATGCCAACTCATTCCGCAAACCCACGGTGAATATCCTGGACAGCATCAAAGGCACCAGCAAGGTATTGACTTCAAACACAGATTCTGACGACGTGCCCAAGGTCACAGCCGACGTGCAAAGCACCAAATTAAAGGCCATGTTAGGGGCAATTAAACAAAATAAAAACTAACGGGTCGCTAAATATTACATCGCTGGAACCAATTATGCAACGCAAGACTCGCAGTTTATTAGAAGAACTAGATGAAATGTATCAGGAGCGCGATCGCCACCATATTGTGGAGAGCCGCGCCAGCAACATCATCAACAGTGCCATACATCTATTGGAAATGATAGATCGTACCTATGACACAGAAACTGCGGAAAATCTACAGCGCAAATTGCTCAATGCCATCCGAACCCGCGATCCCGAGCGTTTCCGCAGAACCATAAGGCGCCAAGATGAAAATTAAAGAAATATATATCAGCGAAGCTGGATTGTTAAGTCGTATGATGCCGGCCGGGGTTCAACAGTTTATGGCCAATCGCCGCAGCCAGGCAGATACCAAAACGCTGTCAGATGCTGCTTGGAAACAATGGATCAATCGTGTGCCACAGATCACACGCAGTCTAGGTGTAAGAAGCGCCAACGATATTCCTCCTGAAACTTATGCAGATTATCTAAGAGATTTTGTTGAAAATACCATGTTGAAGTACGATCTAGATCGATATGATGCTGGGTCAAAACAGCGTATCGAAGCGGTGATCAATAAAATCTCGCAGATGCGCAACAGTGCAGGTCAGGTTAGAAAACTGTTCCAAGATCTGGGAACACAGGCTGTTGGATCAAGAGAAGATCCACAGAGCCGGAATAGATTTAGTTCTTTTAAAGGATTGGGTTTTGATCCCGGGCAAGAAAAAATGCTTGGTGCAATTAAACAAATGGTTGGTCCCAACGGACAACAACCGGCTGGACAACAGCCGCAGACAGCACAATCTGCACAACCGCAAGCAGCACAACCGCAAGCAGCACAGCCACAGGCAGCACAGCCACAGGCAGATGCTCAGCAATCAAGTGGTTGGATAGATGCTGGTCAAGGCCTGTATATCAAACCTGCTACTGGCAATGCTCCTACGTTGGCCAGTTATCGTAAAAATGTGTTTAGTCTTACCGATCAAGGACAGTGGCTGGATGCCAGAGATAAACCGGTGCCACAGACCTGGCAAGCATTTTTAAATCAAGCATTACAACGCCTATGATTCTCGCAGAAGGCGGCAACCAATTCAAAAATCCCAAGACTGGCGAAGTCTTGACCAAGACCATAAAGCAGACTGATGTCAAGCCCACAGTGCTTTGGTTGGAACAACTCACAGGATTACCCTTGTTGGACAATATGCTGGGCAGCACGGGTCTGCGTGCCGAGTCTGGTGATATAGATCTAGCCGTGGATAAAACTCAAACACCCAAATCCCGACTCTACGGCATACTAAAAAACTGGGCAGTGAGCCAGGAAATGGATCCCGATCTAGTGATAGCAGGTGGTAACACCAAAGATAAAAAACCCACCGAATATGAAACCATGAGTTTCATGGCTCCTGTGGCCGGCAAGCCGCAGTTGGGATTTGTGCAGGTAGACTTTATGTTTGAACCCAATATTGAATGGGCAAGATTTGCCAAACGTGCTGCCGCTGACACACAGTACAAAGATGCTGTCAAGCACATCATACTCAACAGCCTGGGCAAGGCCAGCGCCAACAAGAAATATCCGCAAGGCTATACTTGGTCTGGACAGTATGGCTTGAAAGATCGTGCCACAGGCGAAATGATCACAACTGACCCTGGAGAAATAGCAGAATTGATATTGTATCCTGGCGCCACGCCCAAAGATCTCTCAGGTGTAGAAGCAGTGGTAACAGCACTGCAAAACGATCCCAAACGTGATGCAAAACTCGCCCAGGCCCGTGCTGACCTAGAGCCCAAGGGCATAGAGTTACCGGCCATCCAAGAAGGCACGCCTGGCTGGTATCGCACCATGATGGGCCGTTTGGCCTAACCAAAACACCATTTTTTCTCCTGATAGCTAAATACTTGCAGACCCAAAAAGGTCACATACTCAAGGAGATTTATCATGGCAATTTTTACACGCACCAATGGTGATGCACAACCAGTATTTGCACTAGACGTACAAAACGGTCCTGTTTCCAGCACCAACATTTCCACAGGCTCAGGCAACACAGTTCAGCCCGCTGGTCCTAAACTGGACTTTTGGCAGTTTGCTGTTGCAGGCGCTAATGCTGCAGGCGGCATGGGCGTCAACGGCGCTGTCAGCAACGTTCTGCAGAGCATTCAGCAGTTGACAACTGTTGCTATCTATCAGGTAGACACAGTAGCAGGTTCAGGCAACACACGCGGTTTCCTCTCAGTAGCACTGTATGACACAGGCACATTTGGCAATGCTGCACAAGCATTGGCTGCTGCCAACGTCACAGGCGAAGTTGTTGGTACACCCACAAACGTTGGTTTCAAACTGGCTGCTTCGTAATTCAACGACCCAGGAGCAAACTAAAAACCGCGATTTCGATCGCGGTTTTTTTATGGCCGTTTTACGCAATAAATAACTCTGAAAGAACACAACATGGACATTTCCGGAACCAATTTACAAGAGATTGCGATAATCATCCCCACGGTGCCTGATCAAACGCTAATCATAGATGGCGCCGCTACATTGAGAACTGTGTCGTTTGACGGATCGCGATTTATCACAGGCGATCAAAATGGCAATATCTATGTCAGTGCCGATGGAGCCAGTTGGGATGGAGAAGGTTCTACTGGAACTCGGCCCTTGTCACAGCCTCTGACATATGACGGTACCTACTACTATGCTGTCACCGCTGCTGGTATTTTTAATCCTACTCCTTTTCCTGGGTATACAGATCTAGGCAACGCGAGATACAGCACTGATCTCAGCACATGGACAGTCATCGACAACGGTAACAGCAATATTGCAGCCAATAATTTTATTACAGTATCCTGGAATGGAGGCCAGGGAAATATTCCTTATCAGGCCTTGGGCATTCAATCTGGTTATAGTGTGATACGGACACAGATCAATACGCTGGCAGGAGCCAATGCCTGGCAAGGTGTTTACACTGACATTAACCTTGGAGATTCCACAGGTGGTCCACGCAAAAACATCTATGGAGCAGGTCGTTGGGTAACAATATGCGATGATGTCAGCGGAGCTGGTGGATCTGACGTTACATTTAGAACCAAAATTATATCCCAGGCCAATGCCAATGTCATTACCAGCAGTGATGTAGTTTTTACAGGCAACTTTCGCGAGTATTATTCCAGCATTGCCTACGGCAACGGCATATTCATGGCCACACCTCAAGGATATGATGCACTTGCTGCTAACGTGATTTTAACCAGCACTGACGGTATTACCTGGACTCGTGCAAATGTATCCTGGCCCAACTCAATAGGATTATCAACGTCGTTGACTTTTTCCAATACTACCAATACCTGGGCCATGTTGACTAGACCCCTCTTTCAAACTGCTTGCAACGGTATCTGGATCAGTGACAACAACGGCAACACTTGGTCTAATATCGCACCCGCAGACGGCGGTCTTGCCTGGTGGAGCTTGGCCTATGGCGATGGAAAATTTGTTGCTGTGGGTGCCAATGGCAATGTGTGTATAAGAAACGGCTATTGATATAACTATTACTAAAAAATGATAATTTCCGGTACCACAATCCACCAAATGCGCATAGAAACGGCACCACTGTCGGTGCCTGATCAAGTAATCACGATTGCGGATGCCAACACGCTGAGAACCGTGTCGTTTGACGGATCGCGATTTATCACAGGCGATCAAAATGGCAATATCTATGTCAGTGCCGATGGAGCCAGTTGGGATGGAGAAGGTTCTACTGGAACCAAACCTTTGATGCAACCTTTGGTATTCGACGGAACATATTATTACGGAATAACAGCAACCGCCGCTTTCTACGCAAATACCCCAGGAACTACTGGCACCGGCAATCTAAGATACAGTACCGATCTTACAACGTGGACTGCCACCACCAATGGTAACAGTATCATTGGTGCTAATGCATTTGCTACTATTGCTTATAATGGAGGAACGGGCGGCGCTCAATATCAAGCCACGGCTTACGATTCCAGCACAGGTAACATAGTCACACAAATTGCAGGAGCCGGTGGCGCACAGACAGGTTGGCAAGCTGGTATTCAAGGACTTGGTGTCGCAGGCGGTCCAAGATTGAATTTATTCGGTGCTAATCGTTGGATGATATTCGCGGACGATCTTGGTTCAGGCGGTGGTGGGTCAGGCTTTGGCTATGATACAAGAATCTACTCATTTCCAGTGGCCAACGCCAACACCAATATCGGTGATAATCTCAACGTCAATGAAGTCTATAACGGTCCGGCATTCCAAGATTATTATGTGTCGGCAGCTTACGGCAACGGCATATTCATGGCCACGCCTTTGCGATCAGGAGGAATCACAGCAAATGCTGTTCTCACCAGCACTGACGCTATTACCTGGACTACCAGCAATATTGCATCCTGGCCCACCAATGTAAACGCAACAACATCGCTGGTGTATTCCAACAATACTCAAACCTGGGCAATGCTAGTTCGGCAGTCTCCCAGCGGCTTGTTTAACGGAATCTGGGTCAGTAACAACAACG